ATAGCGTGCTTGGATTTAAACTCTCTGCGATTATCTTTGTCATTTGGGCTGGCCTTGCGGCCAGTTTCGATGCTTTGGAGTCTCTACAGAAGGTTCCGCGCGCGCTTGATCCCTGTGGACGAGCGAAGGGTACCTCTACTCAAAGCAAATCTTCTTCAGATTCCCAGGCCTTTAGAAAGCCTGGTTGCGATGAGCTTTGCCAGCAAACACGTGCCCCGACCTGGGACACGACGTGTTGTTTGACTAGCGAAGAGTGCGCGGCAGTTTCACCGCGTGCCGATGGGATGTGACGTTATGGTTGCTCCTATTGTTGGTCCTACGGTAGTTACCGAGGATTACTTGAAGTTCTATCGATCTCGGAATCGCTATAAACAGACGAAACCGTACAATCTCCCTATGCCCTACAAACTCACGGTTGGTGAGGTGTTGGCTGCAACGGGAAACTGCGCTTTGCACAATGCGGGCACGTACATGAGCACACTCACCGATCGAGTACTGAGTTCAACTCAGGTCAATCAGGCGAGGATGGCCGCGTACGAGAAGCTTAAGGCAAAGTTAAGTGATCGAGCTTCAATGGGCGAGAATCTCATCGATGTGAGGAAATCCCTCTCGACGATTGAGACTAGAGCGTTTCAGTTATTTGACTTTACACGGGCGGTCAAGAAGGGGCGCTTGGGCGATGCTGCGCGCATACTCCGCACACCGATGCCGAAAACAAAGGATCCGGTGAAAGAGCAGGCGAACAACTGGCTTGAGTACCACCTTGGCATTGAACCCGTAGTCAATGACATTTACAACGCTATCGACATCTTGCAAAACCCAATCAAGAACGTGTTTGTCAAGGGCCGTGGTTCCGTCGGAGGCTTTATGCTTCGGAAGGTGACTACCGGTGATCCTTGGAGCGCGAACTATCAAGATTGGATAAACAAGGTACGTGTCGAATATCGGGCAGAGGTTGCAATTAGCAACCCTAACCTGTATCTCGCCAACTCACTGGGTCTTCTTAACCCAGTCCAGGTCCTGTGGCAAGTGATCCCGTTGAGCTTTGTGCTCGACTGGTTCGTCAATGTGGAGCAGTTTCTCGGAACAGCTTCTGACTTTTGGGGTCTTACCGTCCTCAATCCGCAAACCACAGTCACGTATGACGGGCTATATGACGAATGGTGGAACACCTACGGGTGGATCGCCAAACTTCGTACCGTCGGTATGTCTCGTCAGCTAGGTTTTACACTCCCTAGCCTCGGGCTACGTCCCTATAAAGCGACCTCCTGGCAACGCGGCTTAACTGCCGTTTCGCTTTTGGTTGGAAGCTTGAATAGCCTCGACAAAACTAATTACCGGCCAGAAAGGCGTCAGCTTAAGCTGTTTAAGTTCGAAAGAACTTTGCAGTCTGTAGTTGCTCCGCCCTATGACTGGCGACACGAACGTCGGCGCTAGTAGGAGTTCAAATTGTGTGAGAGTTCTCCTTACCCATTAAAAGGATTATCATGCCAGCTATGGCCAGCCTGACTGTCAAGAAATTTGACAATGTGACCGACATCGTTTACGATGCGATCGCTGCTTCCGGGGGTGATGGTTCCCCCGCCGTATGGCGCCAAGACACCGGTGCAAATGCGGCTCTTCCCATCGGTCTCCGCAACCTTTTCAAGTTGTGGACGTTGTGGAACGGTCCGAAAACTGCGAGGCAAACGAAGTTCAACTTCGTTGCGCCTTATGCGGTCCAGGACTCGACCACCACGAAATTCAGCGCGAGCGATCGCGTTGTGATCGAAGGGATCATGTCTACTCCCCAGGCGATTCCGTCTGCAAACATCAACGAGGCCATTTACCAGGCCTGTAACCTGCTCGCGCAGGCGTTGATCAAGCAAGCGGCATCGTCGGGCTACGCCCCGACCTAACGGAAGGGACGAGACATGAAGAAAGAGTCGTTGCCAAGTGATGTGACGCGACTGGCCTCTCGTTTCTATGAGGGCCTCGGAACTCCTATTGCTTTGACGGCAGCAATCATGCTGCGCGAGAGTGACTGGGGAGGTTTAGCTGCGTTGTCAGTTAAGCCAAGTAGCTATAGCGATGCACTTTCCTACCTAAAGGACGTCGCTGCCGTATCTTTCCTAAAGAAGCTTGAACAGCTTCCTGGGGTTGAAGGCAGACGAGCCCGCACCATTGCAAAGTGGTGGGAAGGAGAACGTGCGTGTTTACTAACCAATCACCGTATTAACATCTATATGCCCGAGAATAAGGTCTTCGACCTCCCGCGGGTGGATGGGATCTCCGTTGTAATTTCGGAGATTCGTAAAATAATACGGGGATGGTTAGGGTCAGGTCCACCAGAGCTTGCTCTGGGACGATTTGGTCCAGGTGCTACTTTTTCTGACAGAGGCGGGAAGACCACTGTACCCGACAAAATGTCTTCTGATCCTACACTGACAGCTGACGCCGTTTGGTTCCTACCACAGTGGTTAGGGACACAATGGGGTGCCGATTTGGCACAACGTCAAGGAGAGCTATCTTTCGTGCAAGGGAACCGCTTCGCAGTGGTTCCTAAGACGGCGTTGATCGACCGAAGCATCGCTTCGGAACCTTCGATCAACGGGTTCTACCAGCTTGCCCTGGGAAGGGTACTCCGCGGGAAACTGCGGAAAGCTGGTTGGGACCTTGATACGGCACAAGACATACATCGGCGGGTCGCCGAAGTGTCAAGTGTAACTCGGGAGTATGCAACTCTCGATCTCTCAAATGCAAGCGACACCGTAAGTAAGGAGCTTGTCAGGCTCCTCTTACCCCACCTATGGTACGATCAACTGAACGACTTGCGTTCTAAGAAAACGTTGATTGACAAAAAGTGGGTCGTACTAGAGAAATTCTCTAGTATGGGTAACGGTTTTACGTTCGAGCTCGAGACGATTATCTTTGCTGCAATAACCTGCGCCGTAACCCGCTTGACTGCGGGGGGCGTGGGCATACTCGGTGAGGACGTATTCGTCTTTGGTGATGACATCATCTGTAAGGATGGTGTTGTCGAGAACTTAACCGCGGCTCTTCGGTTTTTTGGGTTCGCTATCAATGCCGAGAAGTCCTTTAGCGGCGCAATTCCCTTTCGGGAGAGTTGCGGCGCCGACTTCTATGACGGCTTTAGCGTGCGTCCTTTCTTTCTTAAGGATATACCTGATGGACCTGAGGGTTGGATCGTTGCTGCCAACGGCCTCCGCGCCGTAAATAATCGCATAAAGAATCTCCACCGCCATGTCGACCGAAAAGTCGTAATGGGTAAACGGTGGGAGTGGTTCCCAAGCGATCAGGCGTGGTTCCACTGCCT